CTCATCAGATACTTGGTCAAACACCAACACTGGAGCCCACTTGAAATGGTCAGTGCCTGTATTGAAATCACTACCACCAGAGACATTGCCCGGCAAATTTTGCGACACAGAAGTTTTAGCTTCCAAGAGTTCAGTCAGCGATATGCTGACCCTACTAAAGACCTGTCGTTTGTATGCAGAGAAGCACGATTGCAAGACGATAAAAACAGACAAAACAGTATCCCAGTCGATGATCAACTGTTACAAAATGAATGGTACAGAGCTCAACAGCGAGTTATCTATGCCGCTAAACGAGAATACGAATGGGCTATTGCTAACGGCATAGCAAAGGAACAAGCCCGAGCTGTTCTACCGGAAGGGCTTACTGAAAGTCGCTTATATATGAATGGTACACTACGTAGTTGGATTCATTTTATTGAATTGCGCAGTGCTAACGGTACCCAGAAAGAGCATCAAGAAGTTGCAGTTGCTTGTGCTAAAGTAATTGCTGAAATCTTTCCAATGGCTAAAGAGTTGGTTACTTAAAAGTTTCTGGCGGAAATGTTTTAATGTGCTGTTCAAACTCTCCTGCTAACCAATCATAGTCATTTATCTTAGATAACATCTCAGGATTATCTTTATAAGCAGTTCCAAACCATTTTCCCGCACTCGCACCGCTCTTGGCGTATTCGCTATATTCTGCTCCTGTGCTTTCATTGAGCCATGCAGATAAACGGTTTTCAGTTTCAATATCGTTTTGTCCTACAATAATTCTACTGCTTAGTTTTACGCACTCTCTAAAAGCACTTCTCCAAGTGCTTAGTGGATCTGTATTAAATGCAGTGATATTTGAAACATGTGGCATTGATTTAAATTTACTGCTTATACTAGTAGTCATATCTGTACTTGATAAATCCATATCTAGTGTTAGTTGACGAGGCAATAATTTTACGCCGCCGTATCCGTATTCTAAATTATTAATAGGGTTTTGACTTTTCCAGACATGTACTATATCAAGCTCTTCATTAGTTAACAGCATATTAAAGTCAAAAGTTGGCACTACTTTAGCATCAGCATCTATTACCCAAAACATTGCTGACGAAACTGTTTCTGCGGCTTGTCTATGTGCATTGTGAATACCTTTTACACCGTCTACTCGATAGACTAAATTGTAAACAGCTAACTTGGTTAATTCTATAAAATTCTTGTTTGCAAACGTTTCGTGAAAGGAAATAAACACTACATCATAAGGCACTGTATAACTAGCTATCTGTGTATGTTCTTTCTTATTAATAAACAATCGAGAATCTAATTCATCATCTGTTATTTCTAAATGTTTAGGAAAAATAAAAATACTTGTTTTACTCCAGTTATCACCATTTGGAAATACATGTACATAGTCCGATTCCCACTCTGATACTTTGTAATCAAAATTGAAATTTATTGCAGGTACTACATCTGAAAATATAACCCAGAAGAATTTAGTAAAAGCTCTGCGCTTGGCCTCTGAAAAACTAGTAACACTTTTGGCCAGTGGAAAACGTTCTTTTAAGATAGAAAAATGTTTATTGTTAAGATTGGAAGAGATATAAAATATATCGTACATTATCGTTTTCTAATAATTCTAGGACTGTTGCTATATACTGTTTTAAAGAATTTACTGCCGGCTGGATCCAAATTGGCAATTTCTAATTTGCATTTATCCCTAAGTTCTTTACCGTAAAAATTGATTTGATTTGTTTTTTCTTCTTCTGTAGCATTTTCATAATGCTCAGTCCAGTAAGTAGTTAACCATTCAAAGTCACGCACATTAGCATAATCCCATTTGGTACAATTAGTTAAGGCAGCGCCTTCTCTTGCACCTAGTATACTGTAGATTCCGTTTTCTACATCAGCACCTACACTAGACCATACCAATAGTCTATGATAGTTTTGCCACCATATAGTAGATAAGTCCGTTACTTTTGCACCCTGGTCCAACGACATCTTTACACCTTCGCGAAACCCTGCTCTCCATGCTTGAAAAGGAGTTGCGTTAGTAAAGCTCTCACTATAGTTTTCGTTAAACTGATAATATTTGTCATCAAAACAGAATTCTACCAATCCCTTTGCATCTGTTGGATCACTGTTTTCATGCGTTTTCATCTCGTTTACAAATTTACGTGTCCATAATTTAAGTCCACCGTTGCCGTACATAAGTCCGTTAACATGAACTTTTCCGCACCAACTAAACACATGCTCTGGAGTAAGACCTAACTTTTTTATATCTATTTCAATTTCGAGAAATTTAGGATCTACAATATTATCAGCATCCACAGTAACAAAATATTCTGTTTCACTTAGGGCGGCGCAGGCTTTGTGTGCGGCATCGCTGCCTTTAACTCCATGCACACGTTTGGCCCAAGGCACCTTGTTACACAAATCTGCATAATTTTTTTCTGCGTTAGGTTCATCATAACTTAAAAATATAATATCCTGTTCTATAATTTTAATCATTTATTTTCAATCCGTAAGAGTCAAAGAATCTTTTTGTTGATATTGAAATAATATCAATTTGGGATTCAAATTTACTTTCAAAACTGTATACAAGTTTTCCAGCTTTTAATATGTCGTGCAATTTGATATAAACTGTTCTAATTAAAAAATCAAAATCAGTCTCTAACATAAAAAAGAATACCAAGGTGCTGTCGTACTTTGCACCATCCAGCGATTCTCTCCCCAGATCTGTAACATAAAATGTCCACTGTTTTTGAGTGTTATCCCATTCAATGATAAATTCGGTGGTATCACTGACTGCATTTTTTACCCATTCTAGAGATTTATTTTTAAAACTAAATTCGCTGTATACCTGTTTAGTTATTAATTTATATTCTATGTTTCCATCTAACTTGATTGAACGATCAATTAAACAATCTCTAAATAGAGTCTTTCCACTTACTAGATCTGCGTGATCGTCTTTAGTAATTTTAGCATAGTGAGTAAGAGCAGGATTTGGATCATTAGTAACTGAAAGCAAAGATTCAGTTATTGGATCAAAATAAGCATAATATTCGTGAACTATATCACCTGGGTCGTTGAATATCTTTTTAGTTCGAGCCACTTGCCAACTCCTCTAAACGTAAAATTAACTCTGGAGTAACAAAGTTTTTTTCTATATAATGAAATAGCTTACTTTGTTTTATATTGCCTACAACTAAATCACCCTTTGTATTTAAAACAGCAGTAACAGTGTCTTGCCAACTATTACACGGATGATCCCATAATTGTAAATGAGGTTTCATATGAATAAACTCTAACGGACTGTGATTATCAAAAACTTGATCATGGCACATTAACAGTTCTATAGATACTGCGGTAGCTAAATCTAAACTACATATATTTTGATATTCGTTTGGTGCAAATTTATCCCAACACCATTCCCAGTTGTTACAAACAAATTCAAGTGTTTTATAAAACTCGTGTGCAAGTTGTGATTTTTTAAAATAATGTAACGCTATATAAGGCTCGCTAAGTTTATTAGCAATAAATGTTTTTCTATGAAATGTATCTTGTACAGTTTCTAATTTATAATTTTTTATTCGAGAACAAAATTTTAAATCGTAGTTAGAGCAATATTCCCACCATGTGGTAATATCTTCTAATAATAGCATATCCGAATCAAGAACTATAGTTTCATCATACGGTGTAACATGATATAGTTTCCATCTATGCTCAGTTGCATAACGACTTTCAGATGTGTTTTCTGACCAAGGTGTTGGTATTATTTTGTCAAATACATCTTTGTACTTTTCAGGAATATCATTGGTAGTAACAAGGGAAATTCCTGTTACAGATTTTTGACTATATTTTATACTCAGAGCTAGTGCATAAGCCTGTGATATATAATCCACAGTATCTGTATTTTGTGCAAAGATTAAAAATCCTTTAGACACCCAGCCCTCCGTCAATAAATCTGCATAAACTGGATTTATTCATTACATGCACATCAAGTGCTTGTGTTTTTACTAGAGTATACTCTCCGAGATAATCTTGTTTTTCAATTAAAAATTTCATTTTGTCATTTGTGATATCTATTAACAAATCCTTGTCAGTTATGAACGTCATTTTTCCAGGAAGATCTATTGCAAAACCTCCGTTAGTTTTACCGTTCATAATATGTATGGCAATACTAAATGCATAGTCATTTCGATAGGTGTTAGCACTGATGCCGTAAAGATTTCTAAAATAAGTCCAATTAGATTTGATATATGCAACTAGGTCAAAAAATGCTTCTGTAATACTGTTCTTTTGAAAAATAAATGCAGTGGCCCAATAAAAAGGTATACTCCACTGACTAACACGTTCAAATTCTAGTGTTGAGCGCCAACCTGATAGATCCATGCTGTTACGATAAATTTGAAAATCGTAGTCGCTGTCAAATGCTGGTTTTAAAACATTGGAGTTAATAATATAATCGCTATCAATTACAAGTGTTGTATCATACGGCGTAAGGTTATAAATTTTATCTCTTGTAAAGTTCTTCCACTCAACTGTTTTATTAAATAATGCACCGTCATTAAAATTCTTGAATTGTGTTCCTGAAAACTCAATACTTATTACCTTATCAAATCCGTGATTGGGATATGATTCTTGTAACCAGTTTTCACTATCTGTAATAATAGATACTGGAATATCTAGATATTTTTTTATTCGAGTGGCAGCAAATACTGCCATTTTTGTATAATCTAAACTGGCATTGTTTTGTGCAAAAATTACAGCGCCACGTGTCATAGTTCAACTATATCAGCAATCTTTCTTTTGCTTTTTAGGTTGGCGTATTTGGCCGCATATTCGTTCGTTGCTTCAAAATAAACTGCTATAATAGAATCAAAAAATTCCTGTACATTAGAAATAATAACAGGGTAATTATTAGCATCAACAAATGCCACATCAGTGGTTTGTCCCAAATCTATTATAGATTTAGTAAGATTAATTAGCTCAGGAGTAACTTGAAAGGTAGCACCATTGATATAGTGTACTAATTTTTGATTATATTCTTCTAATATTATTCGCCTTTGATTTGATAAAGTTGCCATGTAATTGGCAACTGCAAAGGCTTTTTCAATTCTTTCATCCATAGATAACTCCGTAATGTACTATTATACACTACAGTAATTATCTTGTCAAGAATTTAGAAGTTAATAAAGTGAACTTGCGTTTACATTCATGCTAGATAACAAACTACCACTTGGTATCTGGTCACCAGTCATTGCCACTTGGCCGGCTCCGCTAGCATACTTGATCTGGGTGGTGCTGGTAATAATTCCACTAACATCCTCGTCAACTCCAAAGCCGCCGGGGGCATTTAAGTCTTCAAACTGGATATCGAATGTAATTGAAAAGGCTCCCCCAACATTGGACAAATTAGCCCATATTGTTATTCTATTTGGAGCATAAGTAGATGCGTCTTTTTGATAGATTTTTTGAAATGTACTAGTTAGCTGGCGCATACCTATAGCAGATCCAGTTCCCGGTGCATCTGATGGACTTTCATTAGATGTACTGTTATGATTCATTACTACTGTGCTCATTTTGCTACAAGCACTTTGCCAAGAAAAATTCTTTGTTGTGGCACCGTAACTACCTGGCATATTTGAACTAAATTTGATTTGGCCACCAGAGTTAAAAAAGTATTCCATATTGTAACGGCCGGTCCAATTAAGAAAAACTCGATGTCTTAAAACAGCACGTCCCGATGCTCCCCAAGTTATGCCTGTGGAATTGTTAACTGACCACGAGGATTGAGTTGAATAACCGGAATCAAATAGCTTAGGATTTACTGCAATGGTATTTGCCATAGTCAAGTAAGTATTGTAATCGGCAGCGGCAATAACTGTAGTTGTTGTGGGCGTCATTAAATTTCCGTTAACCGAACTTTGATGATTATAGCACTTTAATAAATCTGTGCGCAGGCCAAGCCACTGGGTAGTTGTAATTTTTGTACTGGTTGCAGGAATAGTAAGACGACTGCTAGTCATTGCTTGCCCGTAAGCAATTGTTGACACTGAACTAGTGAGATCTACTGGAGCAGGTCCGGCCAAGATGGGTTGTACAATATCATAAATTGCATTATATTCTGAAGCATTAACTTTTCCGCCTGCTGAGACCGCCATAATTTATTCCTTTAACCTAGTGTATTTACCATTATAGTATCACACATTCTACAAGTTTGACATTTACATCAGCATTTGACTCTAGTGCAACAGCAAATACGTCAGAAGTGTTGCTGGTTGCAGACTGTGCAGTACCGTTTGGGCCTGCAACCAAACGTTGTCCTTTTATAATCGGGCCAGTTACCTTAACAGGAACTCGTCCTTTTAGTGCAACGGCTGTGCCATTTTCAAGATCTGTGTTCATCAAGTATGCTGGATTTGCACTAACTGGGCCAATAGCTAGAGAACCAACCCAGCATTGAGTAACTTCTTTTTCGCCGCCTATAGCAAGTACTGTACCAACTTCATACTCTGCATCTGCAAGGTATTTCTCAGCCAAGTCAGCATAATTAGCGGCTGTTGCTGTGCCGTGGAAAACAGTTGCATACATATCTCCAGCTACAACTAAGCTACGTGC